ATCAACACACCAGGACGACGCATGTAAGTCTTGTTCAGAAAAAAGTTATTACTTACAGTATGATAAACACCACGATGGCCAACAGGGAAATACTTTTCATCTGCTAGAAACACATTAACCCCGACATGTTCCAGGGCAGTGAGCATTCTGTGGAACTCGTCAGCAATGATATCAAAATCACTATCGGGGTGAGCGTCAGCAATAGTATCGATACTTTTGACTCTCTGGACATCTTTGGTGCATTCACGGACCAACATACACCCCAATGCATCCATAGTGTAATAACCCTTGGTGATCTTAGAGTCATCAGCAAATGCTGGTGCAGCAAAAGATGCTGCTGCCAGCAAACTCATAATAAGTTTTTTCATAAACCAGGAACTGAAGGTTTGACATTAAGAACATCACCAGTGGAACCAGGCATGGATGGCATTGCTGACTCAATCATACCAGGAAGAGCACCTGTGACTTCTTCGATTGCTTTTTTCTTTGCTTCTTCAATCAGTGTAGGAAGCTTAAGATAAGCATATACGCTAGCACCGACAACGGCACCAGATACAACGAAAGACGCAATAGCAAGTACATTAATTACCTTTTGCATAGTATGCCTCGTAATACTTTACAATCCCATGCGATGTTTTGTTTCCTTGTGATACCCAATCATGGGCGCACTCGTAAATCGAATGGGTGCTATATTTAGGTTCTTTACCCTCCATTTGCTTACCAAATCTAGAAAGAAGGATTTTCAGAACCTCTTGTCTTAACTTCATATTGAAGTCGTTGTAACGCCAATCATCTCTCATGAAAGTTCTCCGAACCGCCTTGGAAGTTTTCTGATCCGCCAATGGGATTTAGTTGGAGTGTGGTGCTACCACTTCTAGTTGCCATCTCATACATCTTTTGATGAATGTTCTCAGGTTCCTTTGACACAGGTTGCTGGGTTGCTTCAACTTTTTTCTGTTCGGCAACCTTCTCCTCATGGATGATGGCCTTCTCAGTCTTCACTGGTTTGGAAAACCAACTGTCAAAGGGAGCAATGATGGGAGCAACTACACCAACATATTTATTTTCTGGTTTTACCTTAGGAGGTGCCTTTGGTTGTTCAACATCATCAATAAATTCACTCTTGGGAATGAATACTTTTTTGACGTATTTGACGCTTTCTTTGATTACTTTCTTAATCATGCCCAGACAAGTTTCTTAGTGTAGTTGTATGCGTATTGTTGACGGGCACCTTTGATACCCCAACCAAGCCAATAATAAGACGGAACCATGTATTGGTCAACAGTGAATCCGTGTCCTTCAAACTCTGGGAGGAGTTTCTGGAACTGAGATTCATTGATCATGTAGCGAGTTTGACCTTCGATGCTACTAGGATCGCAACCATACTTCTTACAGAAAGAACCTAGACCAGCGTACCGTTTCTGAGTAGTCCACTGAATAAGTCCATACCCCCCGCGAAGGCAACGATGGTAAGGAACTCTAGCCCCTCCCTCGCAAATGTTGGGATGGAAGTTACTTTCTGATTTGATATTACCCATGATCGTTGCAAGTGCATTACGATCTGAGATATTTGTTCGTTCTTGGAAGTGCCCTGGATGTAACAGCAACGAAAAGTATGTCCTGGCAAAACTCCAAGAAAGCACAAACATTTCTGACCGCAATGCCCTTGCAACGATTATGGGCAACATCAAGGCAGAGTCTGGTTTCCGTCCCAACGTCTGTGAGGGTGGTGCTATTGTCCCTTATGAGAAGTGCTATCGTGGTGGATATGGACTCATTCAATGGACTACCTACAACAGATACATGGGTCTAGGAAAATTCTGTAAGAAATATGGTTGCAATCCTAGCAGTATTGAAGGGCAGACTCGTTATATGATTAACGAAGCTCAGTTCCAAAAAATTCTCCCTGAGTTTGAGGGTGCTGGGCAACCTGTTCATCAATACATGGTTGGTGCTTACTACTGGTTAGGATGGGGCATCAAAGGGCATCGTGAACATTACGCTTATAACTATACTAAGAAACTTGTGTGGTCATGATTAAAAAAGTAATCAAAAAAGGAATCAAAAAACTCAAAAATGTTTTCATTCCTAGGAGCGAGTTCATTGAAGATACTCCTAAAAAACCTGAAAAGAAACAACCGACTTACACGGGAGTTGTTGCCCCTACTATTACTCCTTTTGATTCTTGGTTTTCTAAGCCTGTAAAGAGTGAAAAGGTGGTTGCCTATGAAAAGCATGTTGCTCAAAAAATTGAAGAGCAAAAGATTATTGAAGCAGCACAACCTAAGAAAGAACCAGAAGATATCCATCAACAGATGTATGCTCGTGCTTCCAAGTTTTTTGGGTCTTGGCAGGAGAATGTTGGGGGTTCTGAAAACTTCCAGTCTGGTCTTGGTGGTTGGAATTCTGGTACTGGTATGGGGCAGTTCCAATGAATGAAGACTGGCGTTACTCTGAAGAAAGAATGAAGTTGAGAGAGAAAGCATACAACCTTCTTCTAACTCGTTTTGGATCTCAACTTGACGCTAATGGAGAACCAGTGTATAGTATGCAAAGTATTACTGAATGTTCTCACGACTGGGTATCACAAGGAAATGTGAGCACCAGTGGACTGGTTAAATACTATCAAGCGTATTACACAACATGAAAAAACTACTACTTGGTTTGATTGGATCATCTTTGCTTGCTATACCTGCACTAGCAAATGAATCCAAACTCAAAAAAGGATTCTATAGTATGGATGCTTTGGGTTGCATGATGTTACGAGAATGCACCGAGAATGTCCGACAAATCAAGAGTATCGACGATATTCGTAAAGAGTTTCCTAATTCTGATTTTGATGTTGTTGCTGATGAGTTTAACTCGATGCTACTATCCCTTGATAAGATCGGAGTTATGGTTTTTCTAGGACCAGAGAAGTATTTCCCTCCTGGTCATCGTGGTGTCTACCATACCGTATCTAATAACTTCTTCTTAAATGAGAAGTTTATGCATCGTCCTTCTGTCCTTATGACTGTTATGCGTCACGAAGGATGGCACGCTGCTCAGGATTGTATGGCAGGTTCTATTAAGAATTCTATGATCGCTATCATTCACCCAGAGAAAAAGGTTCCACAAATCTGGCGTGATATTGTAGAGAAGACTTATCCCAAGTCTGCCGTGCCCTGGGAAGCAGAAGCAAAGTGGGCAGGCAAAACTGAGGGAATGACCGCTCAAGCACTAGAAGCATGTGCTGCTGGTAGTATGTGGGAAGTGTATAAACCCACACCATTGACTGAGAAGTGGTTGCGTGAAGAAGGTTTCATTAACTAAATAACTGAGCCTTACTCTCTACAAATGCTAGGAAACAAATCCAAAGCAGAGGTAGAAGAGAAAGACCACGATGAAGATAAAAGTGAAGTTCTTGGTAATTTGGTGAAAGTCGTTGTACTTATATGGTCCGCCTCTCTACTCACCTTTAGTTACGTTAGACTACCAAACGGTCAAAAAATTCTTGATTTTGACCCTACCTTCATCGCTTCAGTTTTCTCTGGATCTCTTGCTGCATTT